GGTTCCGGGGGCGTGTATGGCGAGCTGGGTTGATCCCTACACGCCGTCAGGGTGCGAAGTGTGAGTAGCACTCCCGCCACCAGAACCGCCGTTCGCAGGGTCTTCTTCACCGTCGCTGCGTTCACTGGACTCTCCTTGGTGTGTTGGGTCTTCCTGGTTACGTGCCCGTAGTTCATCCTCAAGTTCGGCCTGCGCACCGTCGAAGCCGCCGACGACGCGCGCCGTCATCGGTAGGTTGGTGCGGACGCGACGACCGAGTCGGACGCGGTCGCCGCCGCAGTGTGCCCTCCGCAGCCACTCCAACGCAACCTCGGGGTCGGTGAACTCCAAGGTGATTCGGTACTCGTCACTCACTGTGTGCCTCGCACGCTCGGCGGACGCGCTCCTCGGCGTCCGGTGCCCAGAGGTCGAACGGCGTCACGGCTGGACCGAAGTAGGTACCGTCGAGCGTCGTCGGGCTCAGCTCGAGCCAGGGTCGTCGCCGCAGCCCGGCGACGCCGAGGTTCCACCGTTCCTCGCTCGACAGTCGGTACCACCTATCGAGGTTTGACTCGACGTCGTCGTCGACGTCGAAGTCCGCGACCTCAGGGTTCGGAAAGCTGTCCGTGACCGAGTACGACAGCACGGCTGGGCTGTCGTCGGGGTGGTTCAGCAGCTCGAGCACCTGCTCCCAGCCCTGCGGCAGGACGTCGATGACGACGTTGTCGGCGCCTCGGTACGACAGCGTCGCGCGGTACAGCGCCTTGTTCAGGCCTTCCTGGATGACGGTGGCGAGCCAGCCGAAGTTGCGGGCCTCGACGTAGCAGTGCACTTCGCCGTAGCCGGCCAGCTTAGCGGCGAGCTGGATCGGTCGCGAGCCACACGCGAGGGCGGCGTTGTAGCCGACGTCGTGCGTGTGGACCCGGTGGCCGTCGATCGTCAGCCAGTAGCCCGTCACACCGAGGTATGTGACGAGGTCGTCGATGAGCCGGCGCCAGAGCTGACCCGCGACTCGCCCGGCGCCGGGCGTCTCGCTCTTTGACGCGACGAGGTACTCGTCGAACCGGGTGTGAACGTAGTTGCGGTCGTCGTCGCCGATCCAACCGAGCAGCTTCACCACGCGATCTTCCTCGAACGTGAGGATGTCGCTGAGCTGCCACGCGGCGCGGGCCTGAAGCTGCGCTAGGTGTCGCAGCCAGGCGTACTCGCTGCCCTGCAGCTCGGCGGCCCAGGTTCGGGTGTGCCAGTACAGACGACTCACTCGGACACCTCCGGTAACCAGGTGGGCCTAGGCCCGTTGCTCTCGATCCACTCGGTCTCCTCCGTGAACCGTTCCCACGCGATCACACACTCGTTGACCGGCACCCAGATCCCGGCGTCGGGACTGGAGCAGCCAATGCACACGTCACCGGGTGTCTGGTACGTGCGGTAGCCGTCGCGGTCGTAGCGGCCGATTTGCGCGGGAATGTGCACGTCCATACGCACCTCACGTTGGTTACGTAACGCCTTGTCGAACAGAACGAATGTAAGTGACCACTCGTCGGCCAACCGCGCTAGCTCATCAGTCTCGCGATACTCACGCGTTCGTGTGACGAGGTCTCGCATCGTGCGTAGCAGTCGCTCAACGGTGTCGTGCTCTGTCACTCCACCAGCTCCTGCGCGTCGACCCACTCGCCGAGCAGCTCGGCGCGCCGGGCCATCAGCAGGTGGCCGAGCCAGTTCTCACCCCGGCCGTCGCACACTCCCCAGAACCGACCACCCCAGGTGTTGCCATTACGGAGGAGCACCGTGCCGGTGTTGATGAGCGCGAGGGCGAGCGGGGTGCCGGTCGCGAACTTGAGCGCTAGGAGGCGACGCATGACCCCCAGCTTGGCGGCCGCCCAGTCGTCTCGACACCTGACCTGCTGCCCGAGCTCCTTGGCGACGCGGGGACTCGGCGCGGCGAGTACCCGCAGGTAGTCCTCGTCGAGCACGCACTTGTAGGCCTGAAACGCGTGTCCCAGCGTGGGAGCAACTCGACCGTCCGGCAGCGTGAGCGGCGCGGGGTAGAAGTCGTTGAGGAAGTAGTACTCGTCGCGAAACTCACTGATCACCTCGTCCTCCGCCCGTAGCGAGCGCGACGCCCCACCTTGCTGAGGGCGAGCAGCCGACCGGGTACCGGACGCTCGAACGCCCACTCGTCGAGCGTGAACGGACGCGTGAGGTCGCGTCGCCACTTGCGGATCTTGTTGGGCCAGTAGCCGTAAAGATGAAGATCCGGCGCGTTCGCGTGGCGCTTCGCGGCGCGGTTGCTCGTCACGGTTTCCTCCAGATCTTAAAGCGAGTGACCTCGTTGGTGTAGTCGGGACACGCGACGTCGAGCGTGGTTCGTGTGATCTTGCCGCACGTCGTGCAGTACACCTCGTGGTGACAGAACCAGCGGTTCGGGTACCAGTCGGCGCGAAAGCACGGCTTTCGATCGGGCCAAAACTGCGACGCGTGCGTGCCCCACTTGGAGACGCGCACCGCGGGTACGTGCTCGACGCCGACCTTACCCTTGCACCACCGACGCCTGTTCTTGCGGCCACGCTGCGGCGTGGGTCGATCGGCGTGCTCGTTCTCCCACTCGTTCACGACGTCAGTCGCTCGAGGTTACGTAGTTGCGTGCGCGTCCGTCGGCTCTCCCCCACCAGCAGCGCCAGTAGGAGCGGGGCTAGGATCAGCAGCGTGCTCAGCAGGATCACGTTCATCACTCCTCGCGGTCGGTGGTTCCGGTAGTCGATCGCGGATGTCTCTCAGTAGGTTGCGGATCTCTTTAAGCGTCGCGAGTACGCTCGAGCGTCCGGCGACGACGAGTGAGTCGAGCTCGGGTACGTTGGTGTACTGGTCGTCCCAGAGCTGTCGGGCGCGTTCCATGTCACCTCCGAAGTACTCAACCAGCGCCGACACCGTGGCCCACGTGGCTCGTCGACGACTGTGAATGACGTCGGCCACGGTCGTGTGACTCAGCGCGGTGCGCTGCGCGATGCTGCGCAACGTGGGTCGGTTGGCCGCGACGAACAGTTCGAAGATGTAATCACGTAAATTCGACACCGATGTGGGCACGGGCGACGTCATCCTAGAAGAGCTCCCTCGCGAGTCGCTTCACGTTGGTGATCTGACGGTTGACGACGTCGGCGAACACCTGGCTAGTTTCGTCGTGGGCGCCGCGCGGTCCGCGTTCGATGTCGAGCAGCCGGCCGAGCTTGCTCTCGCGGCGCTCGGCGACGTCCTGCTCGAGTTGCAGTATCACGGCGTTGTAGTGGGCGAAGAGGTAGTCCGTTAGTTCGACGTCGCCGGAGCGCGCCGCGGCGCGAATGACGAGACCGAGGGGCACCTCGACGAGCTGCGACTTCGGGTCCGGGTTGTCGCCGGTGGTTGACGTCACGTTAGGTTCTCCTTTGCTCCGGGGGATCGAACGATCGCGTACGACTGAATTATATCATACGTACGTTCGATCACTCTACGCTGGGTCCGAGGGTACGAGGTAGCGTTGGTTCGTTCGGCACGACCTCGCCGTCGATCGAGTCGCGACGCCGCAGCTCCGCCTCCAGCGCCCGCAGTAGCGGGCGTTCGTTCAACCAGTCCAGCGCGCTACGTCCGTCCAGCTCGCGTGACCAGCGAGCCAGCAACGCCTCCTGATCCTCGGCGCCGAATGCGTCCAGGTCGAGGTAGCGACGACGTGTGAGGTATTGATTCGCGTGACGACGTAGGTACGCGAGTAGGTTGCGGATGTGTTCGGTGTCCATGTGAGTGACTCGGTATGGAAAGCTGTCGGAGCCAAACCACCACTCGGTCTGGTCGAGCAGCGCGTCGACGCCGGGGTTACGGGGTGCTCTGTTCACGAGGCTCCTCGGAGGCCGAGGGCGCTTCCCACGAGCCGGGGCAGCGTAGACCTCGTATCCCACGAAAGTTGTGTCGACGGACGACCCCGTCAACGGTCAGTGTAATGACTCGACCGCAGTGATCGCACCTACCACGAACGTACGCCACGCGCACGGGGCCGCCGTCGGTCATGGTCTAGATGGTCTCGGGACGACGTACGCGTCCCTGGGTGATCTCCGACGCGATGCGCCAGAGGTCGTCGACGCTGTTGCCTCCCTCGAACAGCTCGTCCGCCTCGTCCTCGGTGAGGTGAAGGAGCCGCGCCGCGAGGCCCTGGACGTAGGAGTCGATGACTCGCCACTGCCGCTGGTGGCGGAACTCCACCAGGTACAGCTCGTCGTCGGACGGGTCGGAACTCAGTCGCAGGGGAAACAGGTTGCTCATGATCACAGCGTTGCCGGCTAGGCAACCCTTGGTGCCGCACGCCGACGGACGCTGTGGGTCGAACATCACCTGCAGGGTGCCGTTGGAGTCCATCTGATCGCCGGGAACGTGATCCACGTAGATCCAGTCGGTCTGGTCGTGAACCTCGGGATGCGCGGTGATCAACTCGAGGACACGCTGCAGCAGGTCGACGGCCTCGTCCCGGATCGGCTCGTCCTCGGCGCGGTACGTGAACTCATCGGGATCGTCGGTGATTGCGAGATCGTTCATGGTTACTCCTTCGGTTTCGGTCCTTCTTGGAGTTGCTCGTGCGGTGCCCACGTTGACGCGGGTCCAAGGTTGGGAACTAGATCACGTAATACGTCACTGTCAACCGTGAAGTGAGGCGCCGCCGTGACCTCCCACCGGCGACGTGTCACGTCCGGGATGACGCGTGCCTCGCCGGTCGTGCGATCCACGTACGTCACATCTTCGCTGGTGAGGACCGGCTTCACGAGCGAACCACGCTTGAGGTGCGCCGGCGTGTCGTTCCAGTTAACGCCGTGCTCGCGGAACAGTCGGTCCTGAACCTCGTTGCCGGTGAGGCCGTGCATCTCGCTGGACGTGAGGTACGCGCCACCGAGCATGCGGATCGAGTTGCGGACCCAGTCACGTTGGCGCCAGATGAGGTAGTTCGCGACCTCCACCGGGTCCGGGATCGTGAACACACGACTGTCGAACGCGGCCACGCGCTCGTTTGGACGTAGCCGGTTGAAGTGCGCCGCGGCCAGCGACGCGGTGACGCTTGCGATCTTCTGGACGTTGCCGTCGAACCACGCCTCGGTCTGCGCCGAGCGGAAGTCAGTGACCACGAGGCTGATCTCGTCCGACTGGAGGTACGCGAGGCAGGTGCCGTTCACCTCGGCGCACAGAACCTCGGCGACGGCCCGCAACGTAGTGACCAACCCGGCGTCGAAGGGCTTCGCTAGGTCGCGTGTGTAGGTGTGAAACGCGCGACCGTCGAGCCGAACGATCGTGTAGGTGCGCCGAGGTAAGTAGTAGCGCGTGCGGTTCTCGTAGTGCTTCTTCATACGGTCGCCGAGTGCGTCACGAAGCGTCATCGGGCACCACCTCGGTCAGCTCGGGTCGTCGCAGCCGAAGCAGCGTCGCGTCGATGTTTTCGCGTAGTTCCTGCGGTAGCTGCGGGTACGCCCGGTCGGCTCCGTGAACGCGGTCGACGATGCTGAGCAGCTCGGCGCGCTCGGTCAACGCCCGGTGAGCTTGTGCGGCGAGCTTGCCGACGTCACCTTGCTGCGCGGTCACACCCAGTCGGTGAGCGTCGTTCACGTGCCTGAGTAGGTCGTTCAAGCGCGCGTTCTCGCGCTGCGCGGCCTTGAGCTGCGCCTTCGCGACCGCCGCCTTGCCGCGACCGCCGAAGACACGCTCGATGACGCCGCCGAGACCGCCCAGGAGTAGCGCGCAGATCACGATGCTGATGAAGCCGCCCTCGCGGATCGCGTCCGCGAGCGCGTGCCAGACGTCGTTCACTCCGTTACCTCCCGCCTCAGGATGGGTAGGTACGAGCGAAGCTTGTCGTTGTCGACGTAGTCGCTGGGCTCGAGGTCGCACGCCAGGCCGTCGAACGTGTTGATGAACTGCCGTACGGACCAGGGAGTCGTTCGTTCGCGCTCCAGTGACCACTCGCGGTCGTACCGGCTCCACAGTTGACAGCTTTCCTGGTCCACCGAAATGAGTTGCGGTTCAACGTGAAGCTGCCGGATCAGCCACACCGCTACCGGGCAGGCGTGGCACTCGCCGGGTACGCCGGTGATGCCGTCGGCGATGAGCCGGTCACGGAGCTGATCACCCGTCTCGTACTGAAGAAGTTCGTCCACGGCCTCGTTAAACTTCTTAACCACTTCGTTGCTCACGGTAACCAGTCCTCCTCAAGTTCGTTGCGGCGTCGCTCGGTGCGCTCCAACCGGTACGACTCGTCGGCGTACTCGGCCTCCACCTGCGTGAGCGGGATCCGGGTGCCGTCGTCGCGCTCGACGCGACCGGTGGCGACGGCCTCGTCCACCTCGTCCTCGAACTCGTCGAGGGTGAGGAGGTCGTCCACCGTGAACGGCGCCGTGGCTGCCACGAGTCGCACGTAACGCTCGCCGTTCGTGCGATCCACGACGACGTCCACGGCGATCACCTCGGCCAGCGCGCCGTTGTGCTCGACGACCACGGGTCGTGCCGCGTCGTCGCGGTTGCGAATCCGACCGGCGAGGGCAAACATGATCTCATAGAGCGTCTGCACTACTTCACTCCCAGTCCCCTGAGCACCTCACGTGCGACGCGCCGCTCGGTGTCGGAGGCGTCGGAGTCCTTGAGCACGGCTTGCCAGGTCGAAATCTCTTCCTCGCGCTTCCGCTCGGCCTGGACCGCCGCCTCCTCGCTCTTGTCGATGCGACGAAAGAGGTGAGTGCTCATGAAGAGCGCCGGCCAGACGACCGGCCAGAAGAACGAGGTGACGAGGGCGTACCACGCGATCCAGGGTCGATCACTCGGCTCGTTGAAGCTGCGACTCTCCAAGAGAGAATCCTTGAGGATCTTGTTACCGCGCTTGCGCCACTGCTCGACGCGGTAGCGCGCGGTCAGGAACCAGCCGGTGAACCAGCCGAACACGCTGGTTAGGATGATGACGAGGGTGGTCATGACTGCGACCCAAACCGCTGAATCAGCTCGGGAATGTTCGGGTTCTCGACGACGGGCCACAGCTCAACGTCATTCCGGGGCCGCTCTTCACCCGTGACGAGGCACCACCAGATTCCGGTGTTTTCATTGCCATAGTAGAGGTGACTCGTCTTGATCCACACGTGGCCACCCTCCGCTTGACCGGCGCGCACCGTACCCGCGGGGTCGCGACTCGGGTGATCCACGCCGAGCGTGATTTCAACGTCAGCGGCGTTCGCCCGGACCTCCTCCGGCGTCATGTGGATCGTGCCCTGCGGACCGAGCGCGTACCGCAGCTCGCCGTCGTACTCGATCACCGTACCGGCGAGGTGCACGGCAACCTCGTCGCCGACGCGGGGTTCACGTTCCGTGGTCATTCATCCTACCTTTCCGTCACTCCAACCTAGCGTAGCTACGACGTTACGGGTGAGGGACGCGCGTTCACCGGTCGAGTCCGGCCCGGCAGTCGAGCGGACCGGACTCGACGGGAGGCGGGCGCTACGCCTCGGTGGTGCCGGTCTCCTCGGGCTTGTCGACGATCGTGAGCGTCACATTGGCGTCGGTGCCGGGGTTGTTTTGGATGCGGAAGTAGCCGCTGTTGATGAAGTCGTTCCAGTACACCGTGAACGACTGCTGCAGGAACCGTTGCAGAACGTCGCTCGGGTCCTCGTCCGTGGCGCGTGCCACGAGCTGCGTCATGTCGCGGGTGGGCAGCAGATCGAACACAGCGTCGAGTTCGAACGCCACACGCAGCGCCGTCCGCGTCTCCTCGGGCGTCGCCGGGTTGTTGTTCAGCTCGCGGACGGCCGTCTCGGCGACGCTGCACCAGTTGTGCTCGCGACCGAGGGCGAGTGCCTTGGCGGTCACGCGCTGCGCGAACGCGTCGGCGGACTTCGCCAGGACGACGATCGCCTCGACAGCGTCGCCGGTGACGGTGACACGCTCGACGCCGTCCTGGAGGACGAGCGACTCGCCGTCGTCGCCGTGCTCGACGACGAGGGCCCGTCGCCGCTGCCCGTCCGCCGTGATGCCGTTGTAGGCGACGAACGCGCCGAGGGGGTAGGTGTTCTCCAGCGTGGGCTCCGCCGGCTCGACGGGGGTGCGCTGGTCCTCGACCGTGATGTTGACCATCTAGTTGCTCCTTAGGTTCTCGGTGTGCTGACTGCGTTTACTACGCGTTGTACGACTGCGACAACGTGGACGATCGTACAAGTTAATCACACTAAGGCGCTACGTTAGGCAGCGTGATGGTCGTGCGCCGGCTAGCGTTGCGAACGTGGAGGCGCGGAACGACATTCTCCGCGACCGGCGATCGACGCGCGGCGGCCGCAATCCCTTTCAGCTCTGGGTGGTGATCGCCTGCGCCGTGACGGGCTTGATCGCGCTGCTGCCGTTCGGTACCCGCAACTCCGCGGTTGACCAGTACCTACCCGGCCTCGCGTTGCCCTGGTACATCGGCCTGCTCATCGCCGGAGGAACCTGCTCGGTGGCGGCCGTGTGGCCCGCCAAGACTGTGCAGCGACTGAGTCGTCTCCTCGGCGTGGAGCGCGTGGGACTCGCCATTCTTGCGGGGCTGCTCGGTGGCTACGGTGCCGCACTCGAGGTCGTCGTGCCCAAGTCGCTAGCTGGCACGCTGCTGCTCGCGCTGATGCTCGCCTCGGTGGCGCGCATTCGCCAGGTGGCGCGAGAGATCACCGGGTTACACGAGATGGTGCAGTCCTGGGGCCAGGTTTCCAATGAGCATCGGGCAACGATTATTCGTGATCTCCCTCCCGCCGATTAGGCTGGGTAGCAGATGTCGACAACTTGACGTCTGCAAGTGGAGGTCCTGATGGACGTGGGTCAGGTTGCCGAGTGGCTGCTGATCGGTGGCGGCGCGGCCAGCCTCGCCGGTGCCGGCGTAACGGCGTTGCAGTCCCGAGCAGCTAAACGTCGCATGGACGCCGACGCGGCGAAGTTGGACGCCGAGACGAAGAAGATGCTCACCGAACGCGCCGGAGCGGTCAACGCGATGGCGCTTAGCCTCCTAGAGCCGATGGAACGACGGATTCACGAACTGACCAACGAGGTCGACTCACTCCGTAAGCAGGTTCACACGTTGAACGACCGACTCACGCTCGCGCATCACCTTCTAACCCAGCACCAGATACCCTTTCCACCCTGGAACATCGAGCTGGGTCCCGAGCGTCCCTAGCCGTGTATCACGTAGTACAGTAGGATTTGATGACGGAACCACGAAGGGAGTCATCATGAGAACGGCGGAGTTTTGGCTCGGCTTACTCGACCGCGCGATCAAGTCGTTTGCCCAGGCGTTGCTGGTGCTGTGGATCTCGGATGAGACGTTCAACATTCTCGAGGTGGACTTCAAGCAGTCGCTCGGCGTCGCGCTCGGCGCGCTCGTCATCTCGGTGCTGACCTCGATCGCCTCCGGTGCCATCGGCGACAAGGAGTCGACGTCGATGATTCCGAACGGTCGCTAGTGTCGTTCGGCTGGGTACTGCTCCTGGTGACCGCGACGACGTATCGGTTGACCCGCCTAGTGACGACCGACAGCCTGCCGCCGGCGAAGTGGGTGCGCGATCGGATCACCGGCGACGAGGAGACCGACACGCGCGCGTGGCCGTGGGTGCCCGACTGGTTGGCCACCCTGGTGACGTGTCCCTGGTGCGCGTCCGTCTGGGTAGCGGCCGGTGTGACGGCCGCCGTAGACCTAACGGTTGGGTTACCGCTACCCTGGCTAGTGTGGGCCGCAGCCGCCTCGGGTGCCGCGTGGATCTCCCACCTCGAGGAGTACTTCGTAAGGTAGGTCGCCGATGCGCTGGCCGAGCTTCGGTCCAAGCTGGGCTCGCCGCAACGTGGCGAGCGCGGCGGCGACCACCGTAACGCAGTCCACTACCCCGCCGGAGGCGTTGGTCGCGGCCGCCGCGACCATCAACGTCAACGCCGTGCGACAGGCTAGCACGCACCTGGTCGGCAACGAGCAGGGCTGGCAGGTCGAGCTGTGGAACTACTTCGAGACCTGCGGCGAGTACGGACTCGCGGTCAACTGGCGCGCGAACATGATCTCTCGCGTGCGGTTGCGCGCGGCCGAGGTGCTGCCCGGTCTGGACGAGCCTCGTGTGGTCGACTCGGGTCCGGCGGCCGACCTCGTCAACGAGCTGTTCGGCGACGTCGGTGGGCAGTCGGCCGCGATGGCTACGCTGTCGACGTACCTCGACGTACCCGGCGAGGGCTGGGCCGTCGGCGAGCGTCACCTGGGCCGCGAGGTCTGGCGAACGTACTCGTCGGACGAGATCCGGGGTCGCTCCGATCGACTGGAGGTCATCGACGAGCGCTCCGTGCCGGGACGTATCATCTGGCGCGACCTCGCCAGCGACGCGCTGGTGGTGCGCATCTGGCGTCCGCACCGCCGCTGGCATCACGAGCCGTACTCGCCGGCTCGAAGTGCGCTATCGGCCATCCGTGAACTGGACCTGGTCAACCGTCACATCCAGGCCCAGTACCTCTCGCGCCTCGCGTCCGCCGGCATCATCGTGTTGCCCGACGAGCTGACGTTTCCGGTCCGCGAGGAGTTCAACGACGCGCCGGACCCGTTCGTCGCCGAGTGGATCGCCACCGCGAAGGAGGCCGTGGCGACGCCGGGCACCGCCGCGGCGGTCGTGCCGATTCCGATGCGCGTGCCGGCCGAGTACGTCGACAAGGTGAAGCACATCGACTTCACACTCAAGCTCGACGAGAAGATCATCGAGAAGCGCGACGCCGCACGAACGCGCCTCGCCAGCATCATCAACGTGCCGACCGAGCTGCTGTTCAACTCCGGTAGCATCAACCACTGGGGCCTGTGGCAGCTCGAGGAGTCGGGCGTCAAGACCTACCTGACGCCGGACGTCGAGTTGATCGCGCACGCGCTGACGATCGGTTACCTCACGCCGCGTCTCCTCGCGGCCGGCGAGGATCCGCGTCGCTGGGTGGTCTGGTACGACGCGTCCGAGATCATCACACGCCCCGACATGACGGACAGCGTCATGAAGGCGTACGACCGAGGTGAGGTGCCCGGTCGGACGCTGCGGCGTGTGATCGGACTCGACGAGGACGACAAGCCGACCCGGAAGGAACTGGAGGCCATGATTCTGACGAAGCTGGCCTTCAACCCGACGACCGGCTTCCTCGCGCTGCACAACCTCACGGGCTTCGACCCAGACGTGCCCGACGAGCTGGCACCGCAGCCGAGCCAGGCCGACGCGCCCACGGAGCCCAACGACGAGCCCGGGCGCGCCGACGGACCACCTGACACGAAGAACGACCAGCCTCGCACGCCACGAGGTGCCAACGCCGACGCCGACCGCACGGCGTTCGCGCTGCTCCAGGCGAAGTCGCAGCACGTGCTGCACTTCGGCCCCAACGGCTACCAGCTCAAGCACCCGCTGATTTGCCAGCCGAAGTTGTTCTCGTGCCCGTTCACGCACGTCACGTACGACGGGATCAAGGTGCACCCGGGCACCTCCGGCGACTACGAGTGCGTGTTGTCGGCGGCGGGCGACCTGTCGATCGGTCGGCGCGTCTTCCCGAGCGCCGACGCGTTCGTCGTCGACCAGGTGAAGGGAACCAACGGTGTCGCCGTCCTCAACTGAGCACGTCGGAGCAATGATCGCGCTCGTTCCGAGCGACGCTGACCTCGCTCGACTCGCGCTGCCCGGCGGTGAACCGCGCGACGAACTGCACCTCACGCTGTGGTACCTCGGCGACGCCGCCGACTTCGATCCCGAGACGCAAACCTCGATCGTCGACGCCGTTCGCGCGGTCGCCGAGCGGGAGGGCACCGGGTCGATCGTGGGTCGTGCGTTCGGCGTAGCGCACTGGAATCCCACGGGCGAGGAGCCGGCGTGGGTGCTCAACGTCGGCGACGCGGACGCGCCGAACACCCTGGAGATTACCCGCAACCGCTTCGCCCAGTTCAACGCCGGCATGCCGATCGCGCGGCAACACACGCCGTGGCAGCCGCACGTCTGCGTCGCGTACTCGTCCGCTGACCTAGGTCCGCAGCTCGAGGCGTTGCTCGGTGAAGTGACCTTCGATCGAGTTCGGGTCGCGTTCGCCGGTGAGGTTACGGACGTTCAACTGTCCTCGTCTGCTACCGTAGCCGCGGGACTCGGAGGTGAGGCCGTGCCCTGGCACAAGGTGCACAACCATACCGGTTGCGCGGCCAGCAAGCCGTGGGCCGTCGTTAAGGACGCCGACGGTTCGGTGGCCGGCTGCCACGAGACCGAGGCTGAGGCCAACGACCAGCTCGCCGCGCTCTACGCCAGTGAACCGGACGCGGCCGCGACGTGCGCACCGTGCGCCGCCCGTAAGCAGGAGGGAGCGACCGTGGTGGACGTCGCGGTAGACGAGGACACGTCGGTGACCATCAACGTGCCAGCGGTCGAGTCGGTCGCGCCGGCGCTCGCGAAGCGCAAGGCCAACGACGACGACACCTGCGCGGGAATGCGCCGGATGCCCGACGGCTCGTGCATGTCCGAGGAGGACTACGCGACCGAGTCGCAGTGGTACGGCGTCCTCGTCGTCGAGGGCGTCACGACCGGCGACGGTCGGGAGTTCTCGCCGAACGCGCTGACCTGGGCCGAGCACGCGTTGCTGCGCTGGCAGAAGGAGGGCTCGCACGGTGGACAGCACGACGTCACCGTCAGCGTCGGTCGGATCGACGAGGTGTGGCGCGTCGGCAACCAGGTGATGGGTCGCGGCACCCTCAACCTCGAGGACCCCGACGGCTGGACCGTCTACAACCGGATGAAGAACGACTTCGCCGGTGGGATCTCGATCGACGCCGACGACATCTCGAACGCCGACGTCGAGTTCGTCTGGGCCGACGACGACGCGACCGAGTCCGAGGGCGGCGACGGCGACGCCATCAAGCTGCTGTTCGGTCAGCCGGAAAAGATGATCTACCACGCGGGTCGAGTCCGGGCGGCGACGCTCTGCGACATCCCCGCGTTCGTCGAGGCGCACATCGGCCTGGGAGTCGTACCCGACACCGCGCGGCAGGTCACCGCCGGCGCGCTGCCGGTGCACGCCAGCGACACGTCCGACGCCGCGTGGGACGAGAAGCTCGTGCGCCTGGCCTGGCGAGTTCACGGTAACGCCGAGGTTCCACCGCGCGACGCGTTCGCGTGGGTCAGCGGCGACGAGATGGCCTACCTGCATCACCACGTCAACGCGGACGACGACGAGGTGGGGCCGGCCAACCTAACCGCCTGCGCCACCGCGCTCGGTCACCTGACGACGAAGTCCGGTCTCGTGCCGGAGACCGACGTCGAGGCGACGTACGAGCACCTCGCGGCGCACCTGCGCGACGCCGGTATGGAGCCACCGCCGCTCGTGCTGCCGGAGCCGCTCGTCGCGTCGGCCGAGGACAACTGGCGACCGCCGCGCTCGTGGTTCGACGACCCGAAGCTGACCGTGCCGATCGGCATCACGATCACCGACCAGGGTCGCGTGTACGGGCACGTCGCGCAGTGGGGCGAGTGTCACATCGGCCACACCGACACCTGCGTCACACCGCCTCACGAGGACGTGCACCCGTACTTCATGACCGGCGAGGTCGTGTGCGCCGACGGCTCGCGCGTCGCCGTGGGTCAGATCACCGTCGGTACCGGGCACGCGCCGCTGAGCTACCGCGCGTCGCGCGCCGCGGAGCACTACGATCACACCGGCAGCGCGGTGGCGGACGTCGTCGTCGGCAACGACTCCGTGGGTATCTGGGTCGCGGGTGCGATCCGGCCGAACGCCGAGGCGGGTCGCGTGCACGAGCTGCGGGCGTCGGGTCAGGTCAGCGGCGACTGGCGCCGCATCGGTGGGTCGCTGCGACTGGTCGGTCTCCTGGCCGTCAACGTGCCCGGCTTCCCGGTGCCGCGCCTGCGGGCGCGGGTCGCGAGCGGCGAGCCGCAGTCGCTCGTCGCGGCCGGTCGACCTCACATCGCGCCGCGCGTGGTCGCG